AGACAGATTCACTCCTGAAGTGATGGAAGATCGTAGAAAGCAATGTAATACAGTCAATGAATGGGATTCACAGTATCAGCTCCATGCGAAGCCTGTAGGTGAGATCAGATTAGATCCTGACAGACTTGTACCTTACAACGAAGAAGTGACATGGCATAAAGCCAATGGACAGATTCAGATGCTTCTAGGAGAGAAGAGGATTGTATCTGCAACGCTTAAACTAGATCCAAGTTCAGGCAAAACTAAATCAGATGTATCAGCAGTTGCTCTCGTTCTACAAGATGAGAACGGAAAACTGTACTGGCATAGATCAGTAGCTTTAACAGGTGAAATAGCTGTAACAGATAACAACGGACAAATAGTAGGTGGACAGGCTTATCAACTAGCCGACATCGTAGAAGAGTTTAAGTTACCTAACATCATTGTAGAGACAAATGGAATAGGTGGTCATGTACCTTCAATCCTTAGATCCGTATTTAAGAGACGTAATATCCATTGTGGTGTACGTGAGCTACATGAATCTCAAAACAAGAACAAACGTATCCTAGCAACACTAGAAGCTCCGCTATTAAGTGGCTACTTATATGCTCACCAATCTGTTTTACAAGTCAATGGACAGGACAGTCCTCAAGTCAAAGAGATGCGTTTATTTGATCCTTCAATAATGAATAACAAGGACGACTATATAGATAGTTTGGCAGGAGCCATATCAGCAGAGCCAATCAGAATTGGAAGTCTTAATCATTATCCAAAATACGACAACAGCAACAATTGGCAAGCTTCTAATCAATACACAGAAATGAAACTTGACTTTTAATAGCTCTATTAACAGAGCTAACAATAATAAAAATAAAACCTAATTAGGAATAATAAAAATAATGACAGTAGAGAATCAATTTCCCTACCAAAGCTTCACAGCTAATGGTTCACAAACCAATTTTGCTTTGGGCTTCTTTGTAGATGACAAATACCATTTTGAAGTTAAGAAAAATGATCAGACTGTAACTCAGAATGACTACAGTTATGACTCAAGCAGCAACTCGATTGTATTCAATACAGCTCCAAACAAAGACGATCTGATTGAGATTAAGCGTGATACTAAAGCAGATCGAGCCACAACATATGCAACTTATAACAATAGTTTTAGACCTGAAGTTCTAAACAAGGATATAGACCGAATCTGGTGGAAATTACAGGAGCTAGGGGTAGCTGACTGGATTCTGAGTTCACGTATTGATGCATTGAAGAGCTATGTGGATCGCAAGGATGATGAACTAAAAGCTTACTTAATGGAGGAAATCCGTAAACAAGGTATAGCACTGGATCAGCTTGATGAATACTACAACTACTTAATGGAGCGATTAGCACAGATTGCGGTTGATAAAGGATGGGATGCTGCTTTTGTTGTGGACTTTTGGACATCAAGAAGTCTTGCTGATCTTAATATCCAAAATCTGGATAAGACAACAGGCAAGATAAAAGAAAGTGCTGTATTACTGGAGACAGGACTTACTCTAAAAGAAAAACTAACAGAGACTGTTTCAATTAAAGACTTTGGTGCTATAGGTGATGGAACATTACACACACTTCAAGAATGGGTAACAGCAGGAAAATTTAAAGACTTAGCTGATATTAAATCAAAATTTAATTTTGTAACTTCTTTGAATCAATCTATTGATTGGTGTGCAACACAATATGCAGTATTTAACTATAGCAGCGTATATTGCCCAAAAGGTAAGTATGTTTTAAGTGATGCTGTAGAAACTCCACATAATACAACTCCATATAATGTAGGACTTAGTTCAAGTGGGGTAAAAATCTACGGTGAAGGATCTAAAACAAGTTTTACACGAAATGATATTCGAGAAGCTACACGTATCTTTAATGCAGAAGGTACTTCTACTACTCATGAATCAGATGTAGCCAACAGCTTAGAAGCCTGTTTCTCTGTATATTGTCCATATACCACAATTACAGATATGACTCTACAAGACAGCGCAATAGGTATCTTTGTAGGTCAGAATTATAAAAAACTATTCACTTCACTTAGTAATACCTCAAAATCTAATTTTGAACGACTTACTATAGATCGCTGTGGAACAGGTGTACTTCTCTTAGCGTGTGGTGGCAACCATTACTCGAACTATAGTGATATACACTTTATAAGATGTCAGATTGATGTTCACCAGAGATCTTCTCATTGGTGGAAGATCACCCAGAAACGTGGAGATTCCAACAATAACAGGAATACATTTACAAGAATTAGATCAGCACGTTCACGTATTGGTATGTGGAATGAATGTGGTGATACCAATAATTATATTGGTTGGCATGGCGAAACAATGCCTTCTTCAGCAAATCCGTTCACACTTCCTCATAGCTTACCTTTAGATTTAACAACTGAATGTTTGTTTGTATTTAGTGGCTCAAATCAGTTAAACACAGTTTCTTATTGTTTTGCTGAAGGCGTAACAACTCATGTTTATAACAATGGATACCAAAACCGTTTTACAGATAATGGGTTAGTTGAAGCTCAAGTCATAATGGTTCAACAACCTAGAGAGTGGAGAGGACGCTATGCTTCAAGAGACAGAGGTATGTATATAGCCGATAATGCATACCCACAAATGACTTCTTTGCCATTAGCGGGAGCTTTATATCTTGGAGCAGGCTTAACAGATGGAACAACAATTGTGAATGGTGTTCGAGTTGTATCAAAAGATATGTGGCATACGCCTTTAGCGAACACTAAGGGATCTTATGAGAAGAAGTATCAAATTGAAACAGGCTCTATCGTAAAAAATATTCCTACTGCATTTACTATTTGGACTAATACTGACGCTAACTCTAGTGGATTTTTTGAAGTAGAAGTCATTGCTCGCTCAGAAACAACAGGTGAAATAGCAAGCTATACAACAAAAGCTTATATAACAGCACACCGTGTTGCTTCAAGAACATTAATTCAATACAACTGTTCTAGGATCTATTCAACACGTACTAATGGAGAGGGTACAACAGATTTAGTTGAAGCAAACCATATCTCAATTGACGTTCAAAAAAACGGTAGTACATCCCTAGATCTAGTTATAAATAGTCCATTCGATTTAACAACAGCAACAGTCTTTGTAACTCAAAAAATCACAAAATAATTAGAAGAATAATAAATGAAATCAGGTGACATCTTCCTCACCGCCTTTCTATTCACAATTGGCTTTGCTATATACCTGGCAAAGTCAGTTGCTACTCAAGATCAAGACTCATGGAAAGTTATTGGGGCTAAAGCTATTTTAAATGGCTTTACGTCTCTAATGGCAGGAGCAGTCTTGATGTGGGCTTCAGTACCAACTCTGGCAGTCATTGGATTAGCTAGTTTGTTTGGAACTTTAGGAACAGAAGCGGTATGTAAATATTTTAAAAAACAACTCAATAAGACATTAAAAGATAAAACTAACCAAGAATAAGAACAATGACATTCAAGCTCAGTCAAAAGAGCTTGTCTAAATTAGAAGGCGTAGATCCTCGATTAGTCAAAGTTATCAAACGTGCTATCGAAGTAACTGAAGTAGATTTTACAATTACTGAAGGACTTAGAACTAAAGCAACTCAAGCCTTATACGTGAAGCAAGGAAAGTCTCAAACTATGAACTCTAAGCATTTAGAAGGATTAGCTGTGGACCTTGCAGCATGGGTAAATGGTACGATCAATTGGAACTTTGATTATTATTTTAAGATTGCAGATGCAGTCAGAAAAGCATCTATTGAACTTGGTATCAAGGTTAAATGGGGTGGAGCATGGCGTTACTTAAACGACTATGACAGCTCTAAGAAAGCTTACGATGCCTATATAGCAGAAAGGAAAAAGCTCGGTAAAAAGTCCTTCCTCGATGGCGTACACTTTGAAATAGACAAGTAATACACAACAGCTCTTAGCCTTAACAGGTTAGGGGCTTTTTTTATTTGCTTTTGAGACAAACAGCTACAGAAATGGTTTGAGCTATAGACTCGGGTATAATCGCCTTATAGTTAGGATAAGGAGTATGATCACTAAAAATTAACTTAGATCCACCATAATTAGCATAAGAACGCACACCCATTTCTTCAGAATCGCATTTAACTGACCATTTTGCCATTGAGTAATCACCAACCGATTGACCATCTTTTGTAAGATCGGTATGTATTACACTTTTAACCCAAAACTCTAAAGTTGATCCTTTATCAATTACATTATTTTTATCTATGTAAAATGTTCTTTCATTACTTCCTGCAATTGGAGACCATTCCGCTTGAGCTACCACAGGCACATAAGCTAATAAACAAACAAACAAAATCTTAAACATAACTTATCCCCTCATAAGTAGCTGGATTATAACAGCCGAAAACATCTAATCACATGCAGAAAGTAGCCGTTTCCGCTTCTTTGCGACTTCAGATGACGCACTAAGATCCTAGAACTACATTAGATAAGAACAGGGATACGACTAATCACTATATGAGCGAAGAAGCGGGCAAAATTTTTTAGGGGTATAGTACCAAGTACTATATTTTTTCAAGCTTAAATAGTGGATGTTTTCCAATAGCTAAACAGAAAAAAGTCCATGTTTGCTTATTAGGTGAACGTGTGCCGTTCTCGTATTTGTTCCAGATAGTAGCGTCATTTAATCCTGCTATTTTTGAGCATTCTCTAGCGGATAGATTAAGAGATAAACGTAAATCTTTAATAAAATCAGGATCAGGAACTTCTAATAATAGTTCTTTAGATAGGCTATACATATTTTCAAAACTCATAGAAAAAGCTCCATATTTCAGGAGCTTGATATTAGCATTTAATTGACTTTTAAGGTACTTTGTCCCTTTAATCTTATGGTCCTATTTAGATGTATTTCAGCCATAAAAGCAGATTTATAACCTAGTACACCGTTTGCAGATCTCAGAATAAAACCTAACTTGTGCATAAACCAAACATGAAAAGGGTTTTCATACTTGCCCTTTGTATCTTGTGAAATGATATAAACCTCACCTGATTCAACTTTGACAACTTTTACAACTTGATCAATATCAACCTTTGCCATAACAGGAACAGCAGCAGGAAGGCGAACAGCTAAACGAGTAAGAGCTTCAGATTTAAAAACTTGTGCATTCATGTCTTACACTCCCATAACAATAAAAGTTATAGCCTGATTTTTGCTAGAGACTTTTGCACAGTTAAAACAGCCTGCGAAATATTGGAATTTCAAACTAACAACGGATCTGCAAAATTTACACAAGCTGACTGTAGGCAGTTTAGATGTGCATAGAGATAAAGAAATAATATTCATGTCTATAACTCCTATATTAAAGTCATAGACTTAAATTGTTTGCATACGTCTCCTTTAACTTCTGTATAGAAGCTATTAGAGCTTTGAGAAAATAAATCTAAACTTTGATAAACAGTTTTAGAAATACGGCTAAATTTGCTATCTGCTTCTGTTTTTAAGTAGTAGTAAGTTTTACCATTTTTAACAGTTTTTAATACTTCTACAGAACAAGGTGTCAAGCTTCTAAGGGTTTGAACAGTAATCATGTCTATCACTCCCCTTAGTGGTTGTTATAGATGTTTGAGCCAATAGTCACAAAGTCATTGATCTTTGCATCTTTTCCGTACTGTTCAAAATCAATATAACCTTGAAGAGCTTCAGGGATCTCAATGCAGCTAACCTCTGTCATTAGGTAGTGACCGAAATCGTAGTCGTTCATCTCTTCACAGAAATGATTTTCTTCATGCCATTCTTGAGCTGCTTCTAAATTAGGAGCATAGCCTTCTTTTACAATCAGACTGAATTGGTCCAAGTCTTCTTGGAAATGACCTTCCATGATTAGCTCAATAGCTAATTCAAGATCTTTGAAGTTGTCTACGTCCATGTACGTGTCTTCTCGCAAGCCTTCAACTTGCCAAAATTCAATTTCAGTGTCTCCGATAATGTCACGAAGGTCGTCCATGTCATCGAAGTAAATATTTAAACCAAATTGGAAAGTAAAGCTGAAAGCTTCAAGACGAAAGTTTTTAGAAGAATCAGAAGCTTTATTAGAGAAATCAAATGCGTTCATTTTATAAATCCTGGTCTATTTAACTACGCTAGACGATGCGGTTAGGACACTTTGTCCTTTAAGGTTTCTATCTCTTACCTTATGCTTTTATTATACAAGTACTTTGTACTACTATCAACTATAAACTAATGTTTTTTATATGATTTATAATTATTAATAGCTCTATTATTACAACTATATTTTATAAAAGATAAGCTTGTTTTTGCTTCTAACTTTCATCATTCTTGGAGCTGTGGCAATCCATTAAACAAACGCTTTTTAGCGGAGCGAAGCGACATCCTTATTCAAGGAATATGTAGAAGGTATCTGAATCTACCTTCATCAAACTTTATCGCTGCGACAACCATTGAACTTAAAAAATTTCAAGTAAGGAGCAATGTCAATGAAGCTTGCGTAATTGACATTGTGAGTGATTGAAATAAAGTTCAATGATGTTGGTTGTCGTAGATAAGTTTTGAAAGTCCTATACTATATATAGACCAAAGCTTTTGCTTTTGCGTTAGGGATGTTGGCTTTGCTCGATACGAATGTATCGACCCGAAGGGCAACTAGCCCGACCTGAAAGGGAACGCTCATATATTTATAAATAAGATATAGGAACAGGTATAAGTACAATTCTAGTTATATAGAGTTGGCAAAAACTACCAAAACAGGCTAAAAATAGCTCTAATTTCGTGGAACAAAAAAATAGCTGAAATATTGAACTTCAGCTATATCGTAAGTTGTTGAAATACAAAGCTTAGTTAAATTGCATTTCGTATAATATCCATTATGTTAAATATTGACAAAAACGATTAATAATCTAAAATTAATCTAATAAGACTATGTATTATTTCTTCTTCTGCTCTTTCGACTTCTTATAAGCCTTATAGAGTCCAAGTCCTGCCAAAATTGGTAAGCCTAAAGGATTTAGTATAGTACCGTATAAAGCAATTGCTGAAGCTGAACTTAATGTTCCTGCATGACTTATACTATTTAAGCCTTTGTCATCTAACTCACTTTTCTTTAATGCTTCTACAACGTCACCAACTTCATCACTGGTAATTTTAATAATATCCTTTACCTGATCTTTCATAATAACTTTATCAGTAAGACTAGCTAATTTTAATCTAAGATCAGGTGTTAATAACATATATAGATCTTGGTCAACTAAAATATTAACTCTATCTGTAGAAGGGGCTGTTACATAATCTTCAGGTGTATAGCTATTTAATATTTTCTGAAAATCACTATTTGGAATAAGAGTAATAAAACAACCTATATTAAAAGCATCTTTTTCAACTTTAGCTAAATGCTCTGCTATATCTTCTAAAATCTCAAAATATAAAGAAGGTTTCTTTTCAATAATACCGCACAACATAAAAATAAATTCAACATTAATTGCTGTTTCACCTTTTTCAATACTTCTATATGTTGCATGACTCATATTGAACATCTTACCCATATCAGCTTGAGCAATCCCCATAGCTTTACGAATATGAGTAAGCATGAGTCCTGAGATAGCACTTAATGAAGTTTGATATTCAACTGCTGGTTCAAAGTCAAAGTACATTTTCTTATCCTTTAGGAGTTTCCAAGCATTTTAGCAAATACCAACACAAAAAGAAATATCTATAAATTGTTGGAAATTCCTTGCATTGTTAAAAAAACCTATTTATAGTTCGTTCCATGAGGTCACAACGACAAACTGAAATTAAGGAAATGAACATGACAACTCAACTTATCAACGAAGCAACTTACAACGCATTTATCACTATCCCTGTAGATGTACGCACTGCTGAAATGCAAGAACAAATTGAAGCCTATGAAGCACATCACAACTTAAATGTAGATGCTGAAGAACATGCTCCTGAAGCTTCTGTAGAGCCTGCTGTAGCTCCTGAAGAAGTGGTTGATACAAACACTCAGCCTGTTAGCCAAGATGCTGCTAACGATGAATCTGAAGCTCCTGAATGGACTGTAGAAGCAGTTGAGCAAGATGCAGAATTAGCTGAACAGATGAAGCTGTCTTTAAATGTTTTGGATGATCAACTGTCTATTGCAGATCAGCGTTATAAACACTTCCTTGCTCTTGCTGCTAAAGCTACATGCCTGGTTAAGTGGACAGGTCCTTTCATCCTAGATGTACGTGTAGGTGAGAGTGTCATTAATGAAAATAATCAAGATAAACATGCTTTCGCTAAACACGTTGCTAATACATTAGGTTTGTTGAGCTTCAACCATTTGTTAGCTGAGTCCTTGTTGAATAAGGAAATTAAGGAATATCAGGTAAAGAATAAGTATGTGACGATTTGCTCTGTACCATTACAGGCTAAACGTGATAGTGCTGTAGCTAAATACGATGAAGCGAAGAAAGGTTGTCAGTTTGTGGTCCATACTCAAGCAATGAAGTATGAACATAACGATGACTTGAACATTGCTAAACTTGAAAACATCTTCAACTCAGAAGAAATTAAAGAGTCATATAAAGAGACATCGACTCCTATTCTACGTGTACGTTTGACTCAACAAGAATGGGTTGAAAAGCATGAAGAACGTCTTGTTGAACTTGTAGCTCAGTTCAATACACAACATAAAGCGATTGCGCCTAAAGTGAAGGCTGAAACATTCAAAGCTTGGTCAGGTATCCTGGTACTTGCCTTGTTATGGGATAAAGCCATTTATGCTGACATGGTTAAGCTTATGAATGAGCATGTAGGTGTTCAAGGACTTGAAGTTAAAGTGAAGTTGGCTTGTGCCTTGTCTGTGGTTGTTCCTGAATATCAGGCATTTGTACAACGCTTTAATGCTGAAGAACATATCACAACAGTTGTGTTGAAGAATCTGCTTAAAGGTTTGGGTTTGAAAGACCATGAACTCACCGAAGGCTTTACAAAACTTGGACTTCAGTTAGGCAAGAACTTAGGTGGCTTTGGGTTGTCAACTTTGACAAATAAAATTGTAGAAAACGTAGATTATCAAGATACCGATGTTCAGAAATATCTTAACAACCTACGTTCAAAACTTGTACCTGAAGTGGCTAAAGCTGCTTAACCTAAACAGGTTCAACCAATAACAGGCTTAGTATTCGATTTACGCCCTCTTGAAGCTAATTCATCAGGGCTTTTTCGTTTGCGTGTTTTGGTCGGACTTCTTGGGTATTCATTCGCATCTGAACGGATTGCAGACTTTTTCTCCTGCTTGCGCTTCTCACGCTCCTTTTCACGTTCATCAGGTGTGGTAGATTCAGTCCTAATCAAGTTGAACTGTTCAGCTAAGATCTTGTCTGCTTCTTCCTTCCCTAAAACGTCATAGGCTGCTTTAACAACTGCAACTCTAATAAAATCATTCAACGAATATGGTCTACCCATTTCATCAATTGAAGCCTTTGCAGCTTCCTTGAATAGACGATCCTCTTCATAGAAGACAGGTACAGTTAAATGCTTACCAAGATTTAAACGATCCCTTAAACCTGGTTCAATCGTACTTTTTTCATAAATGTTCTTGTGCAGTAAGTTACGTGAATACTCTGACTTAAAGTTCTCATCCTCTAAGACAACTTCAGGGTTTGCCTGGATCTCGTCTAGGTCATCACCAAAACCTATTTTCGCTTTTAACTTGCTCATTATAGGATCTCCACCAAGAACTCATTAAACTCATCTTTAGCTTTTGAACTACCCATTTCCAACACAGATAAGCCTTGTACTGAAGCATCACGAAACTGTTTACGGTCACGGATCACAGTATTGAGAATCTTGAATTTAGGGAGCGTATGAAGCAGTTCAATTGAATCTGCCACTTCAGTTGATTTTGAGTTTGAAGGGGCTTTGTTTACCACAATAAACGGCTCAAGCTTTTCATTGACCTTTTGGAAGGTGTTAAACATCTTCAGCACGAATGGCAATACTTCAACATCAGCCTGGCTTGGTTGAGTCGGTACAATCAATTTATCTGCAACTTGTAAGGCACTACGGAACTCTTCACTGTCACGCCCTGCAACGTCTAAAACGACATACTTATATTTCTTTTGCAGATCAAGCAGGACCTTCTTCAAGTCGCCTTTATGGTGTTCAGTATCAATCTGATTTTCAGCTCTACGCTTTGACCATTTAACGGCAGATTGTTGGTCATCAGCATCAACTAAAACTGTATCCCCTTTTTTACTTAAAGCTACAGCTAAGTTAGTGGCTATGGTAGTTTTACCTACTCCACCTTTTTGATTTGCAATCGTAATAATAGGCATTTCTATATGTTCTTTAGCTTATTCAATAGAGCTATTGTATTCTCATACAACAATAACAACAACTATATTTTTCTTTAGTTTGTAACAGGATACGGTATGATGTGACGCATTGAATTGGGGGTAATATGAAAAAACTTTTAAGAAACCTAATAAGCAGCTTTCTAACTCTGTTAAGTATTTGTCTTTTCATAGCGTTGTTGATTATTTTAAGATTTAAACAAGATTGTTCCTTAGTAATAGTTGGTATGTTAGGTGTTTGCGCTACTTTATATGCTCCTGTTTCTGCATTCTATCTCTTTGGAAATTGGAAAAATGAAACTGTCTATAAGGATGTTTTGAATGCAATTACTGAGTTAAATTTAAAAGTTAAAGATTTTGAAGAAATACATCGTAATGCTAATTCAATTTTTCATTCTCAATATCTTATAAACTTTCATGAAGAAATGAGTAATATTATAGATTGGCAATTTTCTATCATACATCAGAATGCTCCGATTAATAGTATTGAAGATATATGGAAATTTGATATGCCAATTAAGGAAAAAAAACATAAAGTAACTACAGAAATTCTAAATTTGTATAAAGAAACTATAATAAGTAATCTTAAAAGATTAGAACATGAAATGAAGTTAAAAATTAATGAAATTGAAGTCCTTAGTGAGAATCATGATATCTATAGCCCATATCTAGATAAAATAGAATTCACATTTATATATAGTAATTTATTGAAATCTTTAGAGTATGAATTAGACTTTCAATTTTTCAGAACTCCATTATGGGATTTAAAAAATTCTTTTGATTCTTCTTATGGAAATGAAGTATATAAAAATATGGAAGTTCAAAAATATTTAGAAGGCTATCATAATAATCCACCTGAGAGCTTTATCAGTAAAGGTTTTAATTCAGAAGATTCTTATAAGAATATTGTCAAAAAAAGAATATTAGAAATTAATAATATATCCAAAAGAATTCAAGAAAATTTTTGAGCTGCTATTTTAATAAATTGATGTATTATGTAATGCATTAAATTGGTGGAATATATGGAATTAATTAGAAAATATTGGGCTAAATTCAAGAATACGAAGCTTTATAAATGGTATAAAGGATTACCAGTATCAGTAGTTGGTGTTACGGCATTTTTAGCTATTATCGGGATCTTAACTATAATTTTTAATTGGTATTGGTCAGGGCTAGGAGAAGATCCAAATAGACATTTTATTCTTTCATTAACGAAAGATGGAGATGAGTTTATACAATATACAACTCTTTATATTTACTTAATTACTTTCGGGGCGACATTATTTGCAGGATTAGCGGTATTTCTAGTCTTTAATGATTGGAAAGATCAACATAATGCTAATGTATACTCAAATTTCGGTATTGAAGCTCTCAATAAGCTAAAAAAATTAACTTATTCTTTAGCATCTTTTCACGATTTAGCAATTAATCTATCACGAGTAGAATCATTTTCTTTTCCAAATACTGATAAGAAAAAAGAAGCCATCGAAAATATCTTTAATGAA